AAACAAGATGAGGATGCTGATTTACTTTTACAAGAATATATTAAAACAGATTATGACGCTAGAGTTCTAGTATTAGGGGGTAAAGTTTTATCTACAATGAAACGACCTGTAATCGAAGGAGACTTTAGGTCAAATGTATCGCAAGGCTCTAAACCTGAAAAATTAGAGTTGACAGAATTAGAGATAGAAGAAAGTTTAAAGGCTGCAAAAGCAGTCAATGGTTTATGGACTGCTGTTGATTTTATACCAAGTAAAAATAGAACAAAAGAACCACCATTTATTATTGAAGTAAATTCATCACCTGGTACAGAGGGTATGGAAGAAGCAACTGGTCGAAATATTAGTAAAGAAATATTAGAGTTTTTTGCTGACAAAAAGAATTGGGTTAAAGTACCTAGTGAGTGTGGCTATAAAGAGATTGTAACTATCAAACCATTTGGTGAAATTATCGCTAAGTTTGATACAGGTAATTCAGGTATGTCAGTTATTCATGCTGATAAAATGAATGTAAAAGATAAAAAGGTTACATGGTCTTTATTAGGCAAAACTATTACAAGTGATATTATAAGAACCGAAGAAATATCAGTTGGTGGTTTAAGAGATTATGATGAAGATAGATATGTTATCAAATTAAATGTAGAGTTTCTAGGTACTGTTTACGAAACAGAATTTACGCTAGATGATAGAGAAGATAGAACGCCAATTCTATTCGACCGAGAGTTTATGAGTAGAGTAAATGTTATGGTAAATCCAGACAGAAAATATGTCGTTACAACAAAATATAGTTTAGACTAAACGCTTTACAAATCAATTGTTTTGTGTTATAATATATTATTAGAAGGAGTGAACAAATGGCAAAAAATCATCAAGCAGATAATCCCTTATTCAAGGCATTAGCAAAAAAATACGAGGCACAAATAGCAGAAGCATATGCTACTTTAATTGTGTACTTTGACAATTCAGTAGGTATCGGTGAACATCCACAACATATTCAAGAAATGGATAAACAATTAGATTCAATCTCTACTGCTGAAGAAAAATTACAAGCATTAAATAAACATTTTAATAATACACAAATATAGTGAAATTTTATACTAGTGTGCTGCCGTACAAAGGACGATTGTTAGTCCGAGGTGTCAACCAAGATGGCAGCCGCAAAAAATTTAAAGTAAATTATAAACCTTCTCTATTCATATCTTCTCAAAAAGAATCAGAATACAAAACACTAGATGGCAAGAATGTAGGTAAAGTTACATTTGAAAGTATGTATGAAGCAAGAAAGTGGATTGATGAATATAAAGATGTTTCTAATTTTGAATATTTTGGTAATACAAGATTTCAATATCCATATATTGCAGATGAGTTCCCAGGTAAAATTGATTGGGATTTAAAACAGATAAGATTAATTACAATTGATATTGAGTGTGAAAGTGAGAATGGTTTTCCTGATGTAGATAAAGCAGAAGAGCCTTTAATTTGTATTACTGTAAAAGACCATGCAAGAAAAAGTATTATAGTTTTTGGTTGTGGCAACTTTGTCAATGACCGTGATGATGTAAAATATTTTAAGTGTTCTACTGAAAGAGATTTAATAGAAAAGTTTACAAAGTTTTGGGTTGCTTATAATCCAGATATTGTAACTGGTTGGAATGTTAAGTTCTTTGACATACCTTATTTAATGAATCGTTTTAAATATATTATGGGTGAAGAATATTTAAAACAATTTAGTCCTTGGGGTGTTGTAAGTCAAAGTAGTGCAAGAATAACTGCTAAAGGTTTTAATAAAGAACAAAACTATTATGATATTTTAGGTGTATCAGTTCTTGATTATCTTGACTTATATCGTAAACATACATTTGTTAGACAAGAAAGTTATAAACTAGATTATATTGGTCAAGTAGAATTAGGCGAACAAAAGACAGAAAATCCATATGACACTTTCAAAGAGTTTTATCAAAACGATTATCAATTATTTGTAGAGTATAATATTCAAGATGTAGAATTAGTTGATAAGTTAGAGGATAAAATGCAGTTGATTGCTTTGCATTTGACTATGGCTTATGAAGGCAAAGTAAATTATCAAGATGTATTTGGTCAAGTTCGTATGTGGGATACTATCATATTTAATTATCTCAAAGAGAATAAACTTGTTTGTCCTGCTGTAAATGAAAACGAATACTCTGGTGGTTATGAAGGTGCATATGTAAAAGATCCTGTTGTAGGTTTTCATGATTGGATTTGTAGTTTTGATTTAAACAGTTTGTATCCACATTTAATTATGCAGTATAATATATCACCTGAAACGATGGTTGGTTTTGAACCTAATTCTGTGAGTGTAGAAAAAATGTTAAACAAAGAATCTGACTTATCACATTTAGATGGTACAACTATAACGCCAAATGGTGCTATGTTTAGAACAGATAAACGAGGTTTTCTTCCTGAGTTGATGGATAAACTATATCAAGAACGAGTAATATATAAAAAGAAAATGATTAAGGCAAAGGCCATGTATCAAGAGACTGGCGATAAAAGATTGTTAAATGATATTGCAGCCAATCATAATATTCAACTTGCAAGAAAGATTGCTTTGAATAGTGCTTATGGTGCTATTGGTAATCAATACTTTAAATATTTTGATGTAAGACACGCTGAAGGTATTACAAAGGCAGGTCAACTTGCGATTAGATGGATTGAAAGAGATGTAAATGATTATTTAAATGATTTACTAAAAACTAAAAATGTAGTTTATGTTGTGGCTTCTGATACAGATTCAATCTATGTAAAACTTGGTGCAGTTGTAGATAAAATATTTAAAGATAAATCTGATACAAGAAAGATTGTAAAAGTTCTAGATAAATTTTGTGAAGATAAATTACAAAAAATAATTGATGATAGTTATGATAAACTTGCTAAATATGTAAACGCATTTGACCAAAAGATGTTTATGAAACGAGAAGTAATCGCCAACAAAGGCATATGGACTGCTAAGAAAAGATATATTCTAAATGTTTATAACGAAGAAGGCGTTGATTTGAACGAACCTAAACTAAAGATTATGGGTATCGAGGCTGTTAAGAGTTCAACACCTGCCCCTTGTAGAATTAAAATTAAAGAAGCATTGAAAGTTATTATGAACAAAGATGAAAATGCTTTGATAGAATTTATTGATGAGTTTAGAACACACTTTAAAAAATTACGACCAGAAGAAATCGCATATCCTCGTTCTTGTAATAATCTTAAAAAGTATTCTTCATCAACAGACATATATCAAAAGTCAACACCAATTCATGTAAAAGGTGCTTTGCTATATAATAATATGTTAAAGAAAAAGAAGTTAGTTAAGTATGAACAAATACAAGAAGGTGATAAGATTAAGTTTATTGTTTTAAAAGAACCTAATCCATTACGAGAAAAGGTAATATCTTTTCCAACATACTTGCCACCCGAGTTCGACTTACACAAATATATTAATTATGATGAGCAGTTTGATAAGTCATTTTTAGAACCATTACGATTTATCGTGAACGCAATCAACTGGAATTTTGAAAAACAATCAACATTAGATAACTTCTTTTAGAGAGAGAAATATGAAAGAAAACGCATTTACACACTATAAACGAGATAATGACCTATATGACCGTCTCATAGCCGCCGCTACAGACGGAAAACTGCCTGTCTTGACATCTAACATCTTCGAAAAAATGAACGCTGAGTACGGAAAAGAGAAGATGAGAACACACTTGGCAGACTATATTGCCACAGAAAGACCAGTATTTCCACTTAAAGAAATAACAAATGCCGATATGAGAATTGCTTTCGGTCGTCTAAAACAGTTTGATACTAGTACCATTTGCATTCCTAATGAGCAAGTAGAAAAGGAAGTATTTGAAAAGTATGATGATTACAAATATCCTTACAGTATGTATGGACTTGGCCTCATAAATGGTGCTAGTACTTTTAATGATGTGAGTAATTATTTCATGCAAGACCTAAGACTAGAATGTAGTAGTTATGGCTTTCGAGCACCTAAAGAAGTTTGGGAAAACGGTGATGCTTATGCTATCTGGAAATGCCTAGGTCCTATATGGCGTGGCATTAATGGAGTAAAACTTACAAAGATAAAAGAATTAGATGGTACTGAAACAGAAAAGTTAGTTGGTGGTGAGTTATCAGAAAAAAGTTATATATCAGCATTTAGATTAGGTACTTATATCGCAACACAATTTAAACCAGTTGTTGCAAAAGCAATCTACGATATGACAAATGCTAAAACTGTATTAGATACAAGTTGTGGTTGGGGTGATAGACTTGCAGGTTTCTTTGCTTCAGACGCTGAAGAATATTATGGCTGTGATCCAAACCCAAATACTTATCAAAGATATCAAGAACAGATTGCTACATATAATAAACTTATAGGTAAACCTAAAAAAGTACAGATATGGAATTGTGGTGCTGAAGATTTGCCATATCATAAACTACCAAAGATAGATGTTGCATTTACAAGTCCACCATATTTTTCTACTGAACAATATAACAAAGGTGGTGAAAAAGAAGAATTACAATCTTGGCATAAGTTTAACGAATATGATAAGTGGCGTGATGATTTCTATTTACCAGTTGCAGAAAAAACTATGGAAGTATCTAAGTTCATGTTTGTAAACATTATGGATCCAAAGATACATGGTGTTAGATATTATTCTGGTGACGAATTGGTAGATAAGTTTCATACTAAATTTTTAGGTCAAATTGGTATGAGAATTATGCAACGACCAAAATCAGATACACTATTTAAAGATGAGCAAGAAAAGGCTGACTTTATGAATAAAATGTTTATAGAAAATGTTTGGTGTTTTGGACCAAAAACAGACCTATTTAAAAATTCAAGAAAGGCAACTTTAGATGAGTTCTTTGCTTGACAAAGGATTATATATAGTGTATAATGAAACAGTAAATGACAGTTACAGTATATTCAAGAACAGTAAATGGTAAAAAAGGTAAGTGGGAGTTTCATTCTTCCTACATGGATGGTATGCCAGGTGGTAAAAAAAGAGAAAAAGAATATGCTAGTAATTTTAAACAAAAAGATAAAGATAAAGAATATAAGGTAGAGGTAGATAATGAGTGATTTTTTGAAAGACATAATTAAAGAAACTGGTAATGAATATGCTAGTTTAGTATCAGATGGTGCGTCAGGTGATGTAACAGATTTTATTGATACAGGTTCTTATATATTCAACGCATTGTTAGGTGGTGGTATACATAAAGGCTTACCATCAAATAAGATAACTGCTATTGCAGGTGAAAGTGCAACAGGTAAAACTTTCTTTGTATTAGGTATGTGTAAACATTTTTTAGACCAAAATCCTGATGGTGGTGTTATATTCTTCGAATCAGAATCAGCAGTATCAAAAGAGATTATTGAAGAACGACAAATTGATAGTAGTAGAATGGTTGTAATGCCAGTAACTACTGTTCAAGAATTTAGACATCAATCATTGACAGTACTAGACAAATATATTGCTCAAGATAAGTCTGAAAGAAAACCATTATTGCTTGTATTAGATTCTTTAGGTATGTTATCAACAACTAAAGAGATAGAAGATACACAGGCAGGTAAAGAAACAAAAGATATGACAAGGGCACAGATTGTAAAAGCAGCCTTTAGAGTATTAACATTAAAATTAGGTAAGGCAAAAGTTCCCCTTATCATAACAAACCATACTTATGATGTTATCGGTAGTATGTTCCCAACAAAAGAAATGGGTGGTGGGTCTGGCTTAAAGTATGCAGCTAGTTCTATTGTCTATCTTTCTAAAAGAAAAGAAAAAGACGGAACAGAAATTATTGGTAATATTATTCATTGTAAAAATTATAAATCCAGATTGACAAAAGAAAATAAAGTAGTAGATGTTCGTTTAACTTATGATAAAGGTTTAGATAGATATTATGGCTTATTAGATTTAGCATTAAAACATAATATATTTAAATCAGTATCAACGAGGGTAGAGTTGCCAGATGGTAGTAAAACATTTGGTAAAACAATAAACAATAATCCTGAAAAGTATTTCACACCAGAGATACTAGAAAAGTTAGATGACGTTTGTGCTAAAGAATTTAAATATGGAGATGTAATTGATACCGAAAATACCACCGACTCACAAGACGACCAGTCCTAAACACCGAGAAGATTATGTCTTTGTCGAGAAGCCAGGAGAGGACTTTACAGCAATTAAATTAATTAGTGGACCGTATGCAAGTATAGTTCTTAAATATGGTAATGTAGGTTTTAGACCAGAGTCAGAGAAAACACCAGATGGTGCTTTGCCTATGGTATTTGACTATACTGTTATTGAAAATAATATAGGTGCAGACACAGATAGTCAAGAGTTTATAAATCACATTGGTGATATATTAGTTGTATTATTAGATGAACAATTAAAACAGAAAAAGGAACTTAATGGAGAGAATTGAAAGAACAGCACTTCGTAATTTAATTCACAATGAAAAGTATTGTAGAAAGGTCTTACCTTTTATCAAAGAAGAATATTTTTCAGACAGATTAGAAAAAGTATTATTTAAAGAAATCTATAAATTTGTAAACAAGTATAATAATCTTCCTACAAAAGAATCCTTATCTATTGAAATCAATAGTAATAAAAGTATCAATGAAGATGAATATAAAAAAGTTACTGATATATTATCTACATTAAATCCAGAGCCAGTTAATATAGATTGGTTAGTTGAAACAACAGAAAAGTTTTGTAAAGACCGTTCTATACATAATGCTATTTTATCTGGCATTCAAATTTTAGATGGTAAAGATAAGGCACACACTCCAGAATATTTGCCTGAATTATTATCAAATGCTTTGAGTGTATCTTTTGACCAAAAAGTTGGTCATGATTATTTGCAAGAATCAAAAGAAAGATTTGATTTTTACAAAAAGAAAGAAGAAAGACTTGAATTAGACCTAGAGTTTTTTAACAAGATTACAAGAGGTGGTATTCCTAGTAAGACTTTGAATATTTGTCTTGCAGGTACTGGTGTTGGTAAGACAATGTTTATGACACACCTTGCTTCATCTGTATTATTACAAGGTAAAAATGTATTGTATATTACTTTAGAAATGGCTGAAGAACGTATTGCTGAACGTATAGACGCAAACTTATTGAATGTTGGTATGAGTGATTTAGAAGAATTGCCATATACAATGTATGAAACAAAGATTAATAAATTACAAAGTAAAACAACAGGTCAATTAATTATCAAAGAATATCCTACTGCTACTGCTCATACAGGTCATTTCAAAAATTTGATTAGTGAATTAGCATTAAAGAAATCTTTTAAACCTGATATCGTGTTTGTTGACTATTTAAATATTTGTACTTCATCTAGATTTAAGTCTGGTGCAAATGTGAATAGTTATACAATGATTAAAGCAATCGCTGAAGAATTAAGAGGTCTTGCAGTAGAAAACGATATACCTATTTTTTCTGCTACTCAAACTACAAGAGGTGGTTTTGTAAGTAGTGATGTAGGGTTAGAAGATACCTCAGAAAGTTTTGGTCTTCCTGCAACAGCAGACTTTATGTTTGCATTGATTAGTAGTGAAGAACTAGAAGAAAAGAACCAGATAATGGTCAAACAATTAAAGAATAGATACAATGACCCAACTGTAAATAGAAAGTTTATTGTTGGTGTTGATAGGTCTAAAATGCGTTTATATGATGTAGAACAAAACGCACAAACCGATTTAGTTGATAGTGGTCAAACGACACCATCATCTAATGACAAATTTAAAAGACTGGGACAATTCTCAGATTTTAAAGTATAACCAAAAGGAGAAAACAAATGGCTATAAAACTAAACGACAAATGGTATGATGAATCTAAATTCAATCCTGAAATAAAGAATGCTATCGTACAGGTAAATAATTACCAAAAACAAATTAGTAATCTAAAAGCTGACTTACAAAACTGTCAGATAATCGTTGCTCATCATGCAAAGTTTATTCAAGACAATGTACCAGCTTCTGCTGAGATTGAAGAACCTAAAAAAGAACCTGAGAATAGACTTGAGCAACAAGCTGAGTTAAGTTCAGAAGCTGTATCACCAGAGTAAGTATGAAAAAAAAGGTCGCAAATAAAAAAAGACAAACTAAAAAAGACAAGATATCTTACGAAGTAAAACTTGTTAAAAGAAAAAGTAAAGTTAGGTGGCTCTGTATAGAGAAACCAACTGGTAGTATTATTACCGAGTCAGAGTTTGAAGATGAAGCACAAAAGGTTTGCGACCATCAGAACAAATATAAACAATGGGAAAATCAAGGGGGAGTAGTTAAACATTTAACACTAGGAAAAATATAATGGAAGATATGAACAAACAAAGTAAAAGATTTTATGAGATATTAGATGTCATAAAAAATCTACACGACCAAAAACGCCATGACTATGGTGCCAATGAAGATATATTTGCTAACTTTCGATTATCAGAGTTGTCAGGCATACCAGCTTGGCAAGGTTCTGTTGTTCGTATGGGTGATAAATATGCAAGAATAAGTAACTTCATCAAGAAAGGTGAGTTTAAATTCAAAGGCGAAAACATAAAAGATACCTTAATGGATATGGCAATATATAGTTTAATAACTATGATACTCTATGAGGAAGAGGAGGAAAAAGATGGTAAACATAATTGATATGGGCAGAGTAGTTGAGGGTGACGATACTGCTTTAGATGGAACAGGAGTAACTTCTAAAAAAGAAGAAATTGCTGCTAAAGATTTGCCTGAGGGCACTATGATGGAAATAACACAACCAGGCACAGACAAAACATATAAGTTTCCTGCATTAGCATTAGCAGGTGGTGACTATCACAAAGTCATACAAGCCTCTGATGGTACAATACCAGAAGAAGATATCAAAAGATATTATGATATCGCTATGAAAATGGATTGGCAAGATGGTTGGTATTCATCTGAGCAAATGAAAAAAGAAGCAAAGACACCAGGTTACAAACATATACATCTAGGTGGTAGTGATACCGAAGAAGTTGAATATGAGATTGAACAAGATTGGGTTAAAGAGATATGGGATGCAGTTGATCCTGGTAATGTTAAATTACTTAGACACTATCTCAATGGTCATCATGCAAATCAATCAGGTGGTATTCATCTTGATGGTTGGACTGGCGATCAATATACAGTTATTGTTTATTTAACACCTGACTGGACACCAGATGATGGTGGTTCAATCGAGTTTTGGACACCTAATCTCACAGACGAAATGAGAGCAATGGCAGTAAATACACCATATGGTTTCTCAGGTAGTCCTGAAATGAATATAGTTAAATCATACTGGCCTAGAGCAGGTAGAGTTGTAGTCTTTGACGCAAGAATACCTCATGTTGCAAGAGCAGTAGAAGGCGATAAGTTTAGAGTTTCACTAGTATTTAAGTGTAGAAAATTAAAAGATTCTGAAAAATAACGCTTGACAAATCGGTACTGCTAGTATATAAATAGCAGTATGGCAGAACAATTTTTAACAGGTGGTAGACAAACCACTATAAATTCTACTATTACTGAATTATTTCCCGCTCTAGCGTTTAATAATAAAAAGTTAATTAATAGGCCTGAGGATATGAGCGATTATATCGTCAGTTTAGCAGAGAAAAAATCTTTAAATGGTGGTCCAAGTAGAAAAGCATTTGTAGATAATGGTGATGTAAATTCAGCATATGTTTTTATTCAGGATATTTTTAGAATTAGACCTGATATGCGACAAGAAAAATTAAGTAATGCAGTAGGCATATTAAAATATCTTTATGAGTTAAATAAAACTAGACCCATAGATAAAGTGATATGGGGATATAGAGCAAAACCTCAAGGTGTTCCTGGTAATCATGCAGGTGATATTTTTATAATCTTTAAATCAGGTTCTCCTAAAATTTCAGGTATAAGTTTAAAAGCAGGAACTGCTAAATCAGCAGAACCTAAGATGAATAGTTATGTTCGTACTACAATAAAAAAAGATATGTGGGTAAAATCAGATTCACAATCTGAAAAAAAATTAAAAGAAAAATTATGGAAACAATGTTATTCTAAATTACCAGGTATACCTAAATCTGTTAATCAAAATAACTGGATTGATATAGGTGGTAAAAATCAAAAACCAAATCCTGAAGTTGTCAAAGCTGCTTTAAGGCAATTTAAAAGAAGTGAAAAAAAGTTTGATGAATTATATCAAATACAAAATAAAGTTTGTCGTCAACATATGTGTGATTTAATTAACAAAGACTTAAATGCTACAAAAAAATGGATAGGTCAAGAGTTTAGATTACAAACACCAGGTAGTTCAGACGAAGTACCTTTAACTTTAGTAAAAGCTGTAGGAATTAAAGCTGATGAACAAGGTGATAAATTGGCAAAACTATATCCAAAAATTAATAAAGTAAGAGCATATTTAAATAATGCGTCAGTTCAAGAGTGGTTTATAGATGTATTTGCTGGTAGAGAAAAACTTACCTTATTAATGACCATTAGAAGTGATAGCGAATATAGAGAAGCAAAACAAAAAGGTAAATTGGGGGCTTACTTGGGGTTAAAACTGTTATATAGAGGGTATAAGTAAACAAACTGCTTGACTATTATAAATAATAGTGTTATAATATACTAATGGAGAGAGTGCTAAATGCAGAAATTTCAAGATT